AAAGGACTCTCACATAAACATTTGGCGAATTTAGCTTTAGAGATATATGAAAATGGATACTCTTGTTTAGATTTAATGAATTATATCGAAGAAACGGATTTTATTCATCAAATGGATCATAAATCCAATATACTTTTGTGTTTTCATAAAATAAAATTGGAATTCCGTTGTGAAAAATTATTAATTTTGTATATGCTAGATTTTATGTTTTTACGTTTAGATACAAATTTGAAAAATGTGTCGTTTATATAAATAAAAATGGACGATTTTGTCTTATCTAATTTACAAGAATCTAGAAATGAATGGTGCAGTCGTTTAATAAGTATTTTTTCACCTCTTTTAATAGAAGGCGTTCGTTCTATATTTAACGAATCTTGGAATTTATGTGTTGCAAACAGCGAGCCGGAAAAATATTTGATGACGTTTCAAAATTTACTTTCACGCGTTCCTAAATGGAATAGCGTTATTATTGAAGACGAACGTACTCGCATTATTCAACGCAGTGGTTGCAACTACCTGGAGGATCTTATCACTTGTGTGCATATTATTCAACTTAAAGTGTTAACTTGTATACGAGTAGGTAACAAACAAAAGAAGATCGATATATCGATTCCCAAATTAGACCATTTCATTCACAAGGTTTACATTAATGTTGCGCGTAAAGTGTATACAAATACATATTTATTCGAAAAGAATATAACACCGTTACAAATGCAAAAAAATAACCGCGAATTAGAAATTATCGTTCAAGACTGCATTTTAGTTACTATCCGTGAATCTATTCCTACCGAAGATATCATTCGTGCTTATATGGATGAATCTGTTGAACACGAAGAGACGGTTACGATTGAAAACTTGAATGATACCGAGCTCGCCAAGATTGCCGAAGACAGCAAAGAACCCGAGAAGAAGGAAGATGATAAGAAAGAAGAACCCGAGGTCGTCCCCTCTATCCGCAACATTAATGAAGAAGAAGTGGTTACACGATTAACATTCAATGATGTTGATACAATGATCGACACTAATAACCAACGAACTGATGTAATCGTGAGTAAAGACATAGACAATTTAGAAAAAATTGCAACATCCAATGCTATCCAACGCAAATTGGAGGAAGAAGAGGACGATATGGAGGACCGATTAAAAATACACACGGACGATTTTGTAGAGCTGGACGGTTTCGAATCTTTGGATGAAAAGAAGGATTCATTCAATGACGACATCATTTTGAATGATATTGTCGAATTGTAATAAAATTTGCGTTTATACAGTAATTATTATAATTATTATAATAGTATAGTAATTATAATGGAAAAGGTCTTTATTTTAGCCACTTCGGTGACTTTATTGTATTGTTTGTTTAAATTTTTAGAAATGAAATTCGTGGAAAAGAGAATGGAGCCGTTGAAAAATGTCGTGCGCGAGTCTATTTTTGTTTTTGCCGGTTGCCTAATTTGTGGCTATTTTATCATCGAATATGCAGATAAGATTGACGGTCTTTTTAATGTGATTACCGAGACTAAAGTGTTTAACGAATCGGCAACGCAAATATTTACAGGAACACCCGATTTTTAACAATGACATAAACATATTTCCGGAAGTTCAAACATCATCTCAAATTTAGATGTATCTAAATAATTGCCACAAATACTACAATTTGTACCCCCGATATTACATCGCGGCGTACGTCTGGATATAAATACCCACTTTTGATCCTTATCGTAGTTTTCCATTGAAAAATTGCCCCCGTTCTTGCGCGATACCGCTTCATTAATTTCATTCAATACTTCATTTCGCTTCTCGGCTAATATTTTAGCGTATTCCAAGGATGTATTGTCGTGAAATAGATATTTCTTGATAAGATTCAACGGATCGTAATTAACAAATCGCGATAGGGTTGCGTTGATCATTTTATTTAATTTTTCTGAAATCAGGGTTGCCATTTTTATATATATTGTATATTTTAATACAATACATATTTTTAATTCTTGTTGTTTTTGATGAGTATAATTTGGTCTGGTGCACCATCAGTAACAGAATAATCATCGTTTCTTAAAAATATATATCCTGGTTTGACCAATTTGAAAATATCATATTCTGTAATGTCTCTCCAATCGTAGTGCATTTCGGGATATATCGGATGATCGGGTTCGCACCCGCACGTTCCGGATTTTCCCAACAAACGACAATCGTCAATGATAATTATATCATCGTACGGACGATTCTTTAATATTTCTAACTCAAAGAGAAGGGGCGTTTCCTCATCGCCAAATGATGTCAATTTGCCGGAATAGTGTGCGTCTAAAAATATAGTAACTGGTTCTTGTATGCTATTCAGTAATTCGGGTAATATTTTTTTTGAGTCACCTAAATGCATTTTAACGCTCGGTTCTTCTTTGAATTGTTCAACGTTGTATTCATACCATTTTTCAGACAATTCAATCGAATGAATCGCCGAATAATTATTCAATACCTTTTTAATACCGTCTCCTAAATAAGTACCAGTTTCAATATACTGGTTTGTTTTAACAGTATTGGTTGTTGTATAAATGTCTTCCTTGATGTTTGGCATATATATGTAAATTTATACTTTAATTGATATTATTTAACACATTTCAAGCATAAATAGGAAGGGTGTCGATGTCCATTATATCAACATTGTCGATTTTTTCACATAAAAATTGACTGAAAAACGGTTTTGATAACTGTTTACTTGGGAGGTGATTATTTGCTGTACGTGCAATCATTTTATACAATTTAAAATTATGATACCGTTCTTCGCCATTCTTTTTATATAACATATTTTGACCATTATCGTCCAAACACCACTCATAAATAATTTTTTGCAGTTTATTCATTTTTTTGGGTTCAATCATATTATCGATATCAAATAAAAAATCAAATATAGAACAACCCAAACGACAGATATCAAAACTGTAGTTCGGATGAATTAATGATTTTTTAGTATCATAATACGGAGGAAAATTGTATTGTCCATTGGCGTCACCACAGCGATCAAAGCTATCACTGCAAAATATTTTTTTCTGAAAGGTATAGATACTACGTCCGAAATCAATTAATTTTATGATCCGACCATAAGTAGGTACTTTGTATGTTTTTCCTTTATATGAATAATATAAATATTCAATTGTTGTGTTTACATACATAATGTTGTTTGTATGAAGATCATTGTGCGTGAATTTGAACATTTTTTGGTATGCTATTAAAATCATAATAATTTGTATCAAATAACTCGCTCCATTATCAACGTCGATTAGTTCTTTTTCAAACAAGTCATCTAATGTTCCATCACACCTTTCCATACAAATCATCTGTATCGGAAAATTATCAATATATACCAAGACATTTTCGCCGATTTCATCATTGATGTCGCTCCAATCTTCGTCGTCATCACCATCCGCATCATCCTCCTCATCTGCGTCGTCGGTATCGTCTTCATCATCCTCGTCATCGTCGTCGGTATCGTCTTCATCATCCTCATCCTCATCCTCGTCGTCATCGTCGTCGTTATTCTTCTCATCGCCATCATTTATATCACAAATTGAATCTAATATTAGATCATCATCGACTAAATTGGTAAATACCGGTTTCTCTCTTGTATAAACTTCGTCAATCGTGCCAATTTCTTGTAATTCTTCCACATGCAATTCAGAGATATCCAAGTCAACCAATGAGGCTGAATGTAAAAGATGATTGTCATCTTCAATTTTTAATTTCATCTTGTTGCATCTCGAACCATTATTTAAAAACTGTTCAGATTTGTAATTGACTACCGTATAATACTTTTTTATATTTTCAACAAAAAATTTGGAATCATTTAAATAATCCAAATCGTCGGAAATATTCATTTTAAATTTTTCTTGTATGCCTAGAAATGTGCCGTAAAAGTCTAAACCGTGAATAAAATTATTTTCATTTAAAACTTTACTCGTCAAAAAAGTAAAAAAGCAATCGGTATATGATGCATTGTTATAAGAGAGTAACTTTGGCATACATATTGTTTCATTGGTAAAAATAGAAGGCAATGCCCGTGTTTTAGAATTTTCGATTTCGTATTTACCAATCATATACCTAAGCGGGTCTAAAAGAGGTGAAAATTTGATAAAGATGTCCTTATTGATCGTTTCATTTGTGGAAACATTTCGTATGGTATTTAAATTGACAATGGCGTGTTTATGATTCATTGAAATTTTAGAATAATTGTTCTCATTCATTTCGAAAAACTCGGCATAAATGGGATTATATGTCTGTAAATTTTCAATATTAAACGGTTGATAATTAACTTCGATATCTTCTTTTTCAAGAAATTCTTTGTCGATGTTCGAATACTGTTTTTTGAATTCTTCTAAATCTATTAAGGGGATTTTCATATAATTTAATGAAAATTTAGAAGCTTCTTTTTGCATAAATGATTTTATAATTATTCATTCATATATTTTTCGAATCGTATGAACGATAAATATATCCTTCATACGTTTAAAAATGAATTTATATATTATACGTTATTACATAATAATAATAATAATATGACTTTAGAGCTTAAGAAATTTGATATGAGATCTATCACATTTAAACCCGATGAGAATAAAGGGCCGGTAATTGTAATGATCGGTCGCCGTGATACTGGTAAATCATATCTTGTCAAAGATTTATTATTTTATCACCAAGATATTCCTATAGGTACAGTTATATCAGGCACAGAAGCTGGAAACGGATTTTACTCAGAACATATACCCAAGTTATTTATACACGATGAATATAATACGGTACTAATTGAGAACGTATTGCGTCGTCAAAAATTGGTGCTTAAGCAAGTCAAAAAAGAAATAGAATCTTATAAGAAAACCACTATTGACCCTCGTGCATTTGTCATCTTAGACGATTGTTTGTATGATCAAACTTGGACCAAAGATAAAATGATGCGTCTTCTTTTTATGAATGGACGTCACTGGAAAGTAATGCTAATTATTACTATGCAATATCCTTTAGGTATTCCACCCAATCTTCGCACGAATATTGATTATGTTTTTATTTTAAGAGAACCCTATTTAACCAACCGAAAAAGAATATGGGAAAATTATGCCAGTATGTTTCCAACACTAGAAAGCTTTAATGCAGTAATGGATCAGACAACAGAAAATTATGAGTGTCTCGTTATTAATAACAACGCCAAGTCCAACAAATTAAATGATCAGATTTTTTGGTACAAGGCCGATTCACACGGGGATTTCAAATTGGGTTCTAAAGAATTTTGGCGATTGTCTGAGGATCTTGGATCAGATGATGATGAGCCATACGATCCCAGTAAAAATGGTAAACGAGCGAAAACCAACATCAATGTCAAAAAATCGAGCACAACAAATAAATGGAATTAAACCAAATAATGTTTTTTGGGTCAAATGACATAAAAAAATCGCACCTTTTAATTACAAATGTCGGATACGAAGCGTTTTTATGTAGACAACACCCGCATCGAAAATTATGATCAGGTAGAATTAGATAGAAAATATATCCACATCGATGTTCATACTAAGCCCAATTTCAAGCAATATTTTGGTACATTAAAGCTCAAATACATCAACGAAAGCAACCACTTTTTCTTTTTGTTGTATGACGATGAGGGCAATGAACGTCGATTTTTGTCAGATCAATGGAACGTGCACTTTTTGAACCCGGTTTACGAAAACTTGCCTCTGAAAGAAGAGGTGGGGAAGATTCCCGTCCCCATTATTGTCATATGTTACAACAATCATAAATACGTCGACAATATGGTGAAGAAAATTATCCAGGTTAATGCAGAACTGAGATCCTCCATCATCATTATGGACAACAACAGTGACAACAGCAACACTCAAAAGTATCTGCGGGAAAATATACACAACGTCATTATTGTGCATAATAAGCAAAACAATGGTCCGTGGGTAGATATCAATCGTAATTGGTATTTGTATGACATTATGCCGGATAAGTTTATTTTGACCGACCCCGATTTGGAAATCAACGAAAATTTACCAGCGAATTTCGTGGATATCTTGTGTGAACTCATCGACGAATACGAATGTTCTAAAATTGGTTTTGCTTTGGAAGTGAAGGACAGTGACAAGATGTACAACGACTATAACTATTTTGACAACAAGAGCATTTGGCAGTGGGAGTCCACCCATTTCTGGGACGAAAATCACCGGTTCGAACACCCCAAATATGTT